TAGCAACACCCCGCGGGAGAAGATCGGCGGCACACAAGCGCGCGTGCTCAGGCCGGCGCAATCGACTTTCTCGAACTCGATCGAGTCGCGGGCGTTCCAGCTGCAGGTCTTCGATTACACGCAAGAATAAGGGGCCGGATCCGGCCCCTATTTTCGTATGGAGGGACGAATCATGAGCGAAATCAAGAAACCGAAGCAGAAGACCGTCACGATCGGCGGCATCGAATTCACCTTTCAGTTCCCGGGTGTTCGGAAAGCCATCCAAATGTCCGACAGTAGCAAAAACAAATACGGTCAGTTGATGTCCGAGCCGTACTACACGCAAATCATGGAGCACGTGATCGTAAACCCGCGCACGAATTGGGACTGGTGGGACGATCACATGGACATTATGGAGGATGTTTTCGCGGAAGCCTTTCGCTTTCTTAGCAATCCCAGATAGACCACCAAACTATTACGAAAACGAAGCGCGCAAGCGCTTTTTATATTGGCGACTGGTTTACGAGGGAGGTATTCCGCCGTCGGAAGTTGATCTGATGGATTGGGACGAGCTTCTCGAAGCCAGCGCCGCACTGGATATGTTTCCGAAGAAGGGAGGGGGGCTGCCATGGCCGGCGAAGCCCTGAGAAAGCTTTATGCCGAGGTAGGCTGGAAAATCGATGATGCACCGCTCCGTCGCCTTGATAAACTGCTTGATCAGATCAAAAATTCCATGCTTGGCGGTTCGGTCGAGCGGTTCGAGGAAGAGCTTGCTGACGCCGGGAAAGAAGCGAAAGACCTCGGGAAAGAACTGAAAAAAACGGGGAACATCGCAGCTGCGGCAATGGATGAAGGCGCTGATGAAGCTCGGAGATTGAAACGGGAAACGAAAGATGCGGGCGATGAAGCAGAGCGCAGCCGGAGAAAGTTTCAGCGATTTGGTGATGCCTTGAATAATATCAGCCGCAACATGACCGGCGGCATATGGAATATGGGGGCATCGCTTCTGCGGGCGCCGTTCTCCCTTCCTGGTATGCTGATAGGCGGAGCGGCGACATATGGCGCTGTGCGATACGGATTCATGAATCCACTCAAAATGGCCAGCGAGTTTGAACAAGCGGAGATCGCATTCGCGACAATGCTTGGCAGCGCCGAACAGGCCCGCAAATTCATCGATGAGATGAATCGATTCGCGATCGAAACGCCATTCGATGTTGCGGGCATTCAGGACTCCGCCAAGCGTATGCTCGCATTCGGTTTTAACCAGGACCAAATCATCCCGTACTTAACCGCGATCGGAAACGCGGCCGCCGGTCTTGGTGGCGGATCCGACCTCATTGATCGGATTAGCCTTGCGATAGGCCAAATGCAAGCCAAGGCGAAAGTCAGTGCCGAAGAAATGTTGCAATTAACCGAAGCTGGGATTCCTGCATGGGAAATCCTTTCCAAAAAGATGGGTAAATCCACGCAGGAAGTCATGAAGTTGTCGGAAAAGGGCTTGATCCCGGCCAGCCAAGCTATCGAAATGCTCATCGATGGCATGAATGAAAGATTCCCTAACATGCTCCAAAAGCAAGCAAGTTCGCTGGATGGCCTGAAAAACCAGATCGTCGAAACCTTTAGCCTGAATATTGTGAAGCGATGGGGAGACGGCCTTGCGCGAGCAATTAAACCCAGGCTTGATTCCTTCAACCGATGGATCGAAGACAATGATGATCAAATTCAGAAATGGGGCCGCGCTCTGGAACAAACGGCACATCAAGGTTTCGATTATCTATTACGACAGGGAGAACGCGTTTTCGGGTACATCAAGCGGAATTATCTCGAAAACGAAGAATTTCAAAAACTACCCTTTGACAAAAAAATTGAAACGGTTTTTTCAAATATCGAAGCAGAATTTGATAAGTGGTATATGGGCGGTGGAAAAGAAAAAATCGAGGAGGGCGCGCAGAAATTCGTTGACTTTACAATAGGTGTACTCGAATCCTCTCTTCCACAGTTGGCTGATGTTGGTGTAAAGCTTGGCCAATCGATCGGTAGCGGACTAATTTCAGGTTTGGGTGAAAAGATGAAAAATCACCCAATTTTAAGCGGACTCGCTGCCGGTGTGGTAACGCCAGGTCCTATACCATTAAAACTAGGAGTGGGTGCATCCGTAGCTGCTCAGGGCTATACAAATCAAGCTATTGATGCAGCAAAAGAAAGCAGTGTGACTAAAAAAACTCTAGATATCATCGGAAAGTTACCGTATGACAAAATACGTGATGTTGGTGAAACAATCTTCACGTTTGGAATGAATAAGGTCATTGAAGGTTCGCATGCCGACGGTCTTCCATATGTCCCCAAAAACGACTACATTGCCCGCTTGCACGAAGGTGAACGCGTGCTGACGAAGCAGGAAAACAAAAGTTACACGCAAGGCCAAAGAATGCATCCCGGCTCCCCGATCAACGCAACAATCAACGTGAACGTTTCGGCCGCGGCAGCAGCCGGCGGCACGGCGTCCGTAAAAGAAGCGGCAAAGCAAGGGGCGCGCGAAGGACTCGAAGAATTCTGGCGCAGCCTGCGCCGCAACAACCCGCCCATCCTGGAGAGGTGATTGCGAGTGGCCACGATCGGAGGATACGAAATCCACGTCATATCGGAGACACCGGATTATAGTGTCAACATCACGCAATACCCGGTGGAGGACGACATTGACCTTACCGATCATGTCGAGCGCATCCCGACCGTCATGACGATTACCGGAAAAATCCTGGGGCCAGACGCGGCAAATATTAGAGATAAATTAATCGAAGCTATGTTCAACGGAACGCGCCTTGATTATATTGGGCGCAACGCATTCCGCCAGGCATTGATCGCCAGCATTAATACCGAGCATGATGCCGAGGTAGCCAACGGTTACCGGTTTACGATGACCCTGCAGCAGGTACGCGTGGCCAAGCCGTCCTATGCGCCATTTCTGAACGATCCTGTTATGTTGGCTCAGGTTAAACCGACGACCAACGCTGGCCGCCAGCAGATCGCCGATAAGCCGCCGCCAGGTACGCCGCAGATGCACACAATGCGCCGCGGTGAGACGATGTACAGCATCGCCCCGAAGTACGGGACGTCTTGGCAGGCGATCCTTACGCTGAATCCCGGGGTCGACCCGAAGAAGCTGCAGATCGGCCAGCAGATCCGCGTGGCGTAGGAGGTTAGCCAAATGTATGTTCCGATCCAGAAAAACCAAGCCCCGTACCGATTCGAAATCCTCCTGGGCGCCGAACCGTTTGAGATCGAGGTCCGCTATAATGCGGACTTTGATTTTTTTACGATCGATTTGTACAAGGACGGAGAAGCGCTCGTATACGGCGAAAAACTCGTCTATGGTGTGCCGCTGTTTGTGGATGTTTTCGACCAGCGGTACCCGGTTCTGCAACTCGTCCCGAAGGATGACGCCGGCCTCGAAACGCATGTCGGATATTCGAATTTAGGCGAAACGGTATTCCTGCAGGTGGTGGAGTGACAATGGAACAGTTCGGAAGGGTTGTGGAGGTTTCCGTCAGCGGGAAGACGTTCCGGTCGAAGGACCTGCATATCGAATTCGACGTGCCGTTTGACGACGACGCCAGCCCAAATGAGAGCGTGATCCGAATTTACAACCTGACGCAAGACACGATCAGCCGTATTAAGCGCAACGACGTGCTGACGATTAATGCCGGGTATGAAGGAGACGTCGGCCTCCTGCTCTCCGGCCGGGTGTCGTATGTGTCGACGCGGAAGGACGGCCCAGACAAGGTGACGTCCATTTACGTCCTGGACAGCACAGACCTAACCGGGGTCAAAATCGAGGAAAAAGCATATGCGCCCGGTGTGACCGGTCGGACGATCCTGAATGACTTGGTCCCGCTGTTGAAAGTTCCGGTCGGCTCGTTCCGGCTCCCGAAAAGCAAGGTGTATGCGGAAGGATACACGGTCAGTGGTTCAATCGTCGATCACTGCGAAGAGGTCGCAAAGGACTGCGGTGCCGCGTTCTATGTGAACCGTGGGAAACTGTATGTCCGCCCTCTCACCGACGGAGACGATGCGCGCTTCGTGCTCCGGAGCGACACGGGTCTGGTCGGTAGCCCGGAATACTTCGAGGATCGCGACGGAGTGAAGGGCTATCACATCGAATGCCTGCTCCAGCACCGCATCACGACGGCTTCGATCATCGAGCTGGAATCGAAGTTCGTCCGGGGGCGGTTCCGGGTTCGGCGCGGGAGCCACGTATGCAACATGGACACGTTTTTGACGACAGCGGAGGTGATCGAAAGTGCCTGATGCGGAAGAGTTCCTGAAAACATTCATTCGGCAGCATCTGTTGGCCCTTCACACAGCGATGCCGGCGCGCATCGTCAGCTACGACGAGACGAGGCGGCGGGCTACGATCCAACCGCTGCATATGACGAAGGAAGTCGGGCGGCCGCCTCGGGCGCTTTCGGTCGTCCAGAATGTGCCCGTGCTCGAGCAACGCTTTGTTGTGGATGGCGGCGAGCCGCAGGAATATGTGCCCGTCTACGAGCCCGGAGACATCGTGTTCGTTGCATTTTCTGAACGGGCTCTGGATTCGATTTTGTCCGGCGGCGGGCGGCCGGTGCTCCCGGACTCCGCCCGGCATCATAGCCTGAACGACGCGGTCATCTTGGGGAGGTTGATGTTGTGAAGGATTTCAAGATATCGAACGGCGATCTTGTCTTTGAGAAGGGCGATTTGGCCATGGTCGAGGGGGCCGATGAGCTGAGACAGACAGTATATATCGGTATGCAGACCAATCAAGGTGAGTGGTTTTTGAATCCGGAAGTCGGCATCCGGCAATCCGCGTTCGTGGGCAAAAAGCCAAATGACGCAGAAATGCGGGCGGAGATCATCCGTGGCGCCATGCAAGACGAGCGCATCCAGAGCGTGGAGGACATCAAGATCGAGCGCGACACGCGAAGCCGGAAGCTGACGGCGACTTTCCGTGCGACTGCCGCCGGCGGGGAATCAATCGAGGGGGAGGTGAACATCGGTGCTTGACGCGAAAGGCTTCAAACGGCCTACGTATTCAGAGATATTCGCGGAAATGGAGTCCGAGGCGAGGGCGAAGTTCGGCGAGAACGTGAACACGTCCGAACGGTCGTTCCTCGGCATCCTACTCCGCGTGGTCGCCTGGTTTCTCTCGAAGGTCTGGCAAACGATGGAGAACACCTACTACAGCAGTTATGTCAACACGGCCGAGGGCGTGCAGCTCGATCGTCTCGGGCCGTATGTGGGCATCACGCGAAAGCTCGAAACATGGGCGACCGGAACGATTCAGCTGACCGGGACGCCGGGGCATACGGAGCCGGCCGGGTTCCGCGTGGAGACGCCGGCCGGAGTGGTGTTTGAAACG